AAAGACGAAAGAATTAGTATTGCGTGGAATATAATAGTTCGTGGTGAATATGGTGAACCAAACACACTCCAAAATGCACATATCTAAAGTAAACGAGGTTTACTTAAATCTGGAAGTTGACTCAGGGTTGGGTCAGGAACTTGCAGACTATTTTACCTTTGATGTGCCTGGTGCAAAGTTTATGCCCATGTATAAGAAACGTATCTGGGATGGTAAGATAAGATTATACTCACAAAAAACTGGTAAGATATATTGTGGTCTTCTACCCTATGTAAAAAAGTTTTGTTCAAAAAACTCCGTTGAATATATACTTGAGGAGGGTATCGAAGATGACAGGAATCTTATTTACGAGGATGTTAGAAAATTTACCGAATCACTACGTCCACAATCGAAAGGGAAGAAACTTGATATACGAGATTACCAAACGAATGCCATACTTCATTGTCTACGAGAACATCGTTCTCTTATTATTTCTCCTACTGCATCTGGGAAGTCATTAATAATATATGCATTGGTTAGGTATTATAACCTACTACTTAAAGATAAGAAGATACTAATACTTGTACCAACGACATCACTTGTAGAACAGATGTATTCAGACTTCATAGATTATGGTTGGGGTGATAACTGTGTGCATAGGATATATTCTGGACATGAACGAACTACAGATAAACCTGTAGTCGTATCCACATGGCAGTCATTATATAAAATGCCTAAGAAATACTTTGAGGACTTTGGTTGCATCATAGGTGATGAAGCTCATCTATTCAAGGCAAGGTCACTCACAAGTATTCTAACAAAATTAGAAAACTGCAAGTATCGACATGGTTTCACAGGAACACTAGACGGAACACAAACTCACAGGTTGATACTTGAGGGTTTGTTTGGTTCAGTAGAAAAGGTGGTATCAACAAAAGACTTAATAGATAAGAACACACTCGCAAAACTTACTATCAAGTGTATTGTATTAAAACACCCAGAAGAAGAATGTAAAAAAGTGAAAGGAAGTAAGTATGCAGAAGAGATTGAACACTTGGTTTTATATCCTACTCGTAATAGTTTTGTTACTAACCTTTGCAAGCGATTACATGGTAACACATTAGTATTATTTCAACTAGTAGAAAAACATGGTAAAGTTCTCTATGACATGATGAAAGACTTTGACAGGAAAGTATTCTTTGTGTATGGTGGAACAGATACACAAACAAGAGAGGATATCCGTGAAATCACAGAGAATGAAAGAAATGCAATTATTGTTGCTAGTTATGGTACTTTTAGCACTGGTATCAATATTCGCAATCTCCACAACATCGTGTTCTCCAGTCCATCAAAGAGTAGAATACGAGTTCTCCAATCAATTGGAAGAGGCCTGCGTACATCATCAACTAAAGATTCTACTATAGTGTTCGATATTGCAGACGATTTATCACATGGTCATTGGACTAATTTTACATACAACCACTTTCAAGAACGAATAAATATTTACAACGAAGAAGAATTTAACTATCAAATAGACAAGGTAAAGTTATGAGTAAAAACGCACATATTGTAAAGTTGTCAAATGGTGAAAATATCATTTGTAATGTAGTCGGTGATACAGATGGACATATAGAAATAGAATCACCGCTCAAGATGGAAACAATATCTAGAGTGACAAAAAGTGGTGTTGTTGAGTCTTTGAGTTTGGGTAAGTGGTTACAACCATTTAGTGATGAAAAAACTTTTAGTTTAAATAAAAATTTAGTGATTATAAACTTACCTGTCACAGTAGGTCTTGGTAAGTACTATGAGTTTATATTGAAAAAGATGGACATTGATATTGACGGCCCATCTGAGGAAGATTTGAAAGCGATTGAAGAAGAGGAAAAACAAGAACAAATGTTAGAATATATCAAAGATGGTATAACTATACATTAATTTTATATACAACACTGTTGATTATACACACAAGTATATAGTTTGTCAAGACTAAATTAGGTATTGACATAGATTTATTTTTATGGTACATTGGTTCTAATAACTATTTTTTTTATGTAAAGGATTATTATGGCAAGAGCTAAAAAGAAAAAACCCAGCGCACACTATGTTGACAATGCAAAGTTTTTAGAAGCGATGAAAGAATGGAAAGACCAATGTAAAGATGCAGAAGCTTCTGGTGATGATAAACCAAGAATATCTAATTACATAGGTGAGTGTTTTCTCAAGATTGCAAACGGACTTTCTTATAGACCAAACTTTATCAATTACTCATATAGACAAGAAATGATATCAGATGGTATAGAAAACTGTCTGCAATATGTACATAATTTTGATCCAGAAAAATCCAAGAACCCCTTTTCATATTTTACCCAGATAATATATTTTGCATTTATTCGTAGAATACAAAAAGAAAAGAAGCAATCACACATAAAAAATAAGATGATAGAGAAAAGGTCATACGATACCTTTACAGTTATGGAGGGTGATGACACTCAATATCAAGTAAGAGGTTTTGACCCAGACTTGATGTTACCAGATGAAGATGTATACAAACCCAAGAAGAAAGAAACCACAACAAAAACAAATGGATTAGAAAACTTTATGGGGTCTGACGATTGAAGATAGCTCTACTTACTGACACACACTTTGGTGCAAGAAACGACAATCTAAACTTTAACGATTATTTCTATGAGTTCTATGAGGGAGTATTCTTTCCTTATCTGCAACAAAACAATATTAAACATTGTATTCATCTTGGAGATTTGATGGATAGAAGAAAGTATGTGTCTTACAGAATACTTAAAGATTTTAGAGAAAGATTTATACAACCATTTGTGCATCTAGAAATAGACTTACATATACTCGTAGGTAATCATGATATCTATTTTAGAAACACTAATGATATAAACTCTCTAGAAGAATTACTAGGCAATAAACATAAAAATATACATTTATATTCAGAGGCACAAGAGGTAAACTTTGGTGGGTTTCCAATACTGATGATGCCTTGGATAAATCCACAGAACGAAATATATTCTTTTGGTATGATGGACGAAACTAAAGCAGACATAATGATGAGTCACTTAGAGGTGGTTGGATTTGAAATGCATGGTGGTCACTTTTCTGAGTCTGGTTTTAACAAAGAACAGTTCAAACGATTTGATACCATATTTTCTGGACATTATCACAAGAAGTCAGATGATGGCCAGATATATTATCTTGGTACACCATATCAAATGACATGGAGTGATTATAACTGTCCAAAAGGTTTTCATGTGTTTGATACAGAAACAAGAGAACTAACACGAATAGTAAATCCACAAAAGATATTTGAAAAGATATACTATGATGATACAAAAGAAAACTATGATACTCATAATGTTAATCAGTACAGAAACAAATATGTAAAACTTGTGGTAGTAAACAAAAATGATTTGTATAAGTTTGATAAATTTACAGACAAACTATTCAAAGCAGATTGTCATGAAGTAAAGATAATAGAGGATTTTACAGACTTAGATGCAAATACAGTATCAGATGATATCGTAGAAAACACACAAGACACTATGACACTACTAGGAAAATACATTGATGACCTAGATGTAAACCTAGATAAAAGTAAACTAAAAGGTGATGTATCAAAACTATATCACGAAGCACAAGATTTGGAACTGTGAGGATAGGTGAATGATAAAAGAATGGTTAAGTGTCTTAGGTGTCAAACGACAGACAGAAGAACTAGATGATGCAGATGTAGATACTAAGGTGAACATACATACCCTATATAAACATAGATGGGTGTGGTATCACTTAATTTTGTGCATACAGATGATTTTGACTAACGTATTACTCATTGCAATATTATTAACACTGGCGATAAAATTATGAATAAAGAAGTAGTGATAACACATTTTATAATGTTTATACTTGGTTGTGTTACTATGTACATGATGGTAAACTATCTATGATAACATTTAAATATGCAAGGTGGAAAAACTTTCTTTCCACAGGTAATACTTTCACAGAGATACAACTAGATAGAAGTCCTACGACACTTATCATAGGTGAGAATGGTGCTGGTAAATCTACGATATTAGATGTTCTATGTTTCGGTCTATTTGGTAAACCATTTAGAGGTATCAACAAAAATCAACTAGTCAACTCAATTAATAACTCATCAACAATGATAGAGATTGAGTTCTCTATCGGTACAAGAGATTACAAAGTTATTCGTGGTATCAAACCAAATAAGTTTGAGATATACCAGAATGGTAAGATGATGAACCAAGAGGCAAACGTCAGAGATTACCAGAGAATACTAGAACAACAAATACTCAAACTTAACTATCGGTCATTTACACAAGTTGTGATACTTGGTAGTTCAACATTTGTACCTTTTATGCAACTCAAGGCCACACACAGACGAGAGGTCGTAGAGGAGATACTTGATATCAAAATATTCTCTGTGATGAACTTACTTGCAAGACAACAACTCAAAAGTCTTTCTGATGAAATCCGTGAGGTGGATTATGAATATGATATTACTTCTGAAAAGATACAACTACAAGAAAACTTTATTGAAGACATTAAGAAAAACAAAGATACTATTATAGAAGAAAAACAAACTACCATATCTAAGAATGATGAACAGATATCAGAAAGAGGTATATCGAAGATGGGCTTTGAAACAGAGGTTGAACTATTACTAGAAGAGATGTCTGATGAAAAATCTACGATAGATAAACGAGATAGACTCAAAGATATGCAGTTCTCTATCAAAGATAAACACCATCGTGGGTCAACACTCATACAGTTCTTTGAAGATAATGATGATTGTCCTACTTGTGAACAACATATAGATGAAGAGTTCAAAAGAAAAAGTATAGAGAGTAAAAGTGTAGAGGTTGAAGAACTATCTAAAGGCTTACAAAAAATGTCAGATGAGATGACTAAGATTGAAACTCAGATAAAAGAGTTTACCACAAAATCCAAACAGATACAAAGACATCGTGTCGAGATTGGAAAACTTGCAAGTAGTATTACTGAACTACAAAAGTTCAATGACAAGTTGCAATGGGATATCGAAGCATTAGAAAAAGGTAATGTGAGTGATGTAGACACAGAGAAACTCAGAAACCTTAAAGAAGTATTTGCAAAGATAGATGACCAGAGAAAAGGTTTGAAAGAAGAGAAAACCTATGTAGATGCGATTAGGTCGATACTACAAGACACAGGCATCAAGACAAAGATAATCAAACAGTATTTACCCATAATGAATAAACTGATAAATACATACTTGACATCTATGGAGTTCTACGTCAACTTCACACTTAATGAAAACTTTGAGGAAACTATCAAGTCAAGGTTTCGTGATGAGTTTACCTACTCATCATTTAGTGAGGGTGAGAAGATGCGTATTGACCTTGCATTACTTTTTACATGGAGAGCTATTGCAAAGATGAAAAACTCTGCGAATACAAATCTACTAATACTTGATGAGATATTCGATAGTTCACTAGACGGAACAGGAACGGATGAGTTCCTAAAAATACTCAATACACTAGGTGGTGAGAATGTATTTGTGATTAGTCATAAACAAGATGCACTCGCAGATAAGTTTAAAGAAACCATTCGATTTGTAAAAGAAAAGAATTTTAGTCATATATCAAATGGGTAAAAGAAGTGATTTTGAAAGAGTAGAAAGAGATTTCTATCCAACACCATATAAAGCAGTAGAACCTTTACTACCACATTTACCAGAGAGTTTTACTTTTGCAGAGCCTTGTGCTGGTGATGGAAGATTAATTAGTCACTTGTTAAAAAATGGTGGTAATATTAGATATGCATTTGATATTGAACCTATGCACGAATGGGTAACATATGGTGATGCATTATCTAAAGGGTATACACAATGTGATTACATTATCACCAATCCGCCATGGAATCGCAAAATTTTACACCCCATGATAGAACACTTTGTTGATTTTAAACCGACATGGTTATTATTTGATGCAGATTGGATGCATACAAAACAATCAATTCCTTATATAAAATACCTTATTAAAATTGTGAGTATTGGTAGAGTTAAGTGGATTGAGGATAGCTCTGGTGTTGGTAAAGATAATTGTTGTTGGTATCTCTTTAATAAAAATAAAAGTGAAGAAATTAAGTTTGTAGGCAGAAATATTTAAAATAAAACTTGACATTCGAATCAATTTCCTGTATTCTATAAGTAGAGTTAATAGAGAGTGATTCGAAAATGACACAAACATTTACAAAAGACAATACAGTTCTTGCGAAATTGTTCGCAGAAGAAGATATTCACGTTGTTCATAAACAGGCACATACTGCTTCGTTCAATGTCAAGAAACGTGAGTTAGTTTTACCAATACTAAAATATATGTCAAAAGACATTCAAGACCTTATGACACTTCATGAGGTCGGTCATGCATTTTGGACTACGTTAGATATGCTAACAGAGTCGCAAACTAGAAAGATACATCATACTATTGTGAATATCCTAGAAGATGTTCGAATAGAGAAAATGATACAAGATAAGTACAAGGGTTCTAAGGTAGTTTTTAAAAGAGGTTATCAAGAGTTAATCAAGAATAACTTCTTTGAAACTTATGGTAAAGATATCAACTCTTACAATCTTATTGATAGAATAAACCTACACTTCAAACATCACGAAAATGTTGAGTTCTCTGATGATGAAATGGTGTGGGTCGAAAAGGCTAATGCAACAAAGACTTGTGCAGATGTTTTAGATCTTGCAGAAGAGTTGCACACATTTATGAAAGAACAACAAGAGTCACAAGAGACAATGACAGATATGAGTGCCATGTCTGCACCTAGTGATGGTGAGTCTAGTGATGATGGTATGGGTGATGGTGAGGACTCTGGTGAACAAGAAATGAAAGAGATGCTTCAAGATCCTTTCACTTCACCTACAGAGTCAGAAGAGTCTGAGGGTTCGGAGTCTGGTGAGTCTGAGTCAGAGAGTTCAGATAGTTCTGATACTACTGATGGTGAGTCTGATGAGAGTTCAGAAGAAAAATCAGATGGTTCTGATGGTGAAGAAACTGAGGATACCACTGATGAGAAAACCACAAGTTCAGATATTACAAACTCTATTCAAAGAGAAGGTGGTTCTGGTGGTGAGGCTCCAGAGATTAGAGGTCTTACTGATGATGCAAGTTACAACTCAACTCAAAAGATGAGAGATAAAGAGATTGAAGAAATTCAATATGCAAGTATTCCAAAGATTGATTTGAAAAACGTGATAGTAGATTACAAAACAGTTATGAATGTTTTCAACAAAGCATATTCAAAACCAAGTGGTAACTCCGAACAGAGATACATCGACTCAAATCTACAAGAGTTAAATGACCACTTCAAAGATAATAAAAAAGTTATCTCATACATGGTAAAAGAATTTGAGATGAAGAAAGCTGCAGACCAATATGCAAGGGCGTCAGTTTCAAAAACTGGAACTTTGGATATGGGTCGGTTACATACTTACAAGTACAATGATGACCTATTCAGAAAAGTGACTACGTTGCCTGGTGCAACAAATCATGGTCTAGTTCTTTTCCTAGATTGGTCTGGTTCAATGGCTTGGAATTTGACAAATACACTCAAGCAGTTATTCAACATTATACATTTCTGCAATAGAGTAAAAGTTCCTTTTGAGGTTTATGCATTTTCTACTGAGTGGGTATATGCTGACAAATATTCAAAAATCAAAGATTTACCTAAACTACAAAAGTTCAAAGTTGGTGATTTGAAGATTTCAGAAACTACAAGATTGTTGAATATGTTATCAAGTAATATGACTAAAAATGAACAGAATAAAATGATGCACAATCTTCTAATGTTCTCAAACTCTATGGTTCGATATAGAGATTGGACATCAAAAGGATATCCTATTTATCCAGAGCGATGCACTCGACTTGGTGGTACTCCACTGAATGATACGATTGTATGTGCGATGGACATAGTTCCACAGTTCAAGAAAAACACTGGTGTTCAGAAAGTTCACTCAATATTCCTTACTGATGGTGACAGTGTTAATATCAATACTAAGTTTGATATAGTTAGAAAAAGAGATGACGAGTATGGTGAGGGTTCTGCTGGTTTTAGAAGTTATGGTAATTCAGTTTATACTGACCCTGTTACAAACAATCGACTAACTGATATAACTCAAGATTCTAGAAATTGGACAAGAAATGACCAGACCATCTCATTACTCAAGTTACTCAAGAAAAGAGTTGATGGTATGAACGTGGTTGGTTTCTTTGTTGCAAACTCTACAAAAGGTGGTAACATTCCAAAAGATATTATTGAGAGTAAGTTTGGTATCAACAAGTTTCAAGATTGGGTCAAGTTCAAGTCAATAGTAGATGAAGTTAAAAAGACTAATGTTGCAGTTTGCACAACTGAGGGATATGACGAGTTCTACATAGTGCCTGGTCAAGTTCCAGAAACATCTGACGAGTTAGATGTTGAAGTCGGTGCAAACAAAGGTGCATTGAAGAGAGCATTTATGAAATCTGCAAATAACAGAATGAAAGCAAAACCCATGTTAAATAAATTTATTTCAATGGTTGCATAAAAAGACTTGACTTTTGAAACGAATCATGGTAGCTTGTATGTATAGTGAGAATTTAATTAGAGAGGTTATATTATGTATTTTTCACCACAAAAACAAAAGTTTATTGATGCCGCTGTCGATATGTTCGGTGATGGTGTCGTTCTAGATAAACAAGGTGTTCGTGACGCTTCTGTGAAAGCAGGAGTTCCACTCGCTGGTTGGTTTATGAAAACCTATAAAGTAGGTTACAATCAGTTCAAACTTCCGTCTGAAACACAAAGTGTTGTTCAGACTAATGTAGTATCAGAACCAGAAGTTCAGACTACAGTAAACTTAGTGGCAACCAATATGGAATCACAAAATTTAGTTCCTAGTGCATTCGAAGGTTTTGTGCCTTGGGGTCATCACTCGACAATCAAACAGATTGTAAAGTCTGGTTTGTTCTATCCTGTGTTTGTTACAGGTTTGTCTGGTAATGGTAAAACTCTGATGATCGAACAGATTCATGCAGAGATGAAAAAAGAACTCATTCGTGTAAACATCACTATCGAAACTGATGAAGATGATTTACTTGGTGGTTTTCGACTCGTTAGTGGAGAAACCAAGTTCGTTCCTGGCCCTGTTATTGAGGCGATGGAAAGAGGATGCACTCTACTACTTGACGAGTGTGACTTGGGTTCAAACAAGTTGATGGCGTTGCAACCAGTTCTTGAGGGTAAAGGTGTTTACCTCAAAAAAGTAAACAAGTGGGTTACTCCAAAGAATGGTTTCAATGTGATGGCAACTGCAAACACAAAAGGTAAAGGTTCAGATGATGGACGATTTATCGGTACTAACATTCTTAACGAGGCGTTCCTAGAAAGGTTCGCAATCACAATCGAACAACCATATGCGACAACTGCTGTCGAGAAAAAGATTGTACTTGGTGCAATGAAAAAATATGGTAAAGTAGATGAGGACTTTGCAACTAACTTGGTCACATGGGCCGAGGTTATTCGAAAAACTTTCTTTGATGGTGGTATTGATGAATTGATATCAACTAGAAGACTTGACCACATAGTCAAAGCATTCGCAATCTTTAGTGATAAGATGAAGGCGATTGAACTATGTATCGCAAGGTTCGATGACGAAACAAAAGAGTCTTTCAAAGACTTGTATACAAAAGTTGATGCTGGGATAGACCCAAATGCACCAACTGATGATAGTGAGGAACTTCCTTACTAATCAAAAAAAATTATGTGAGACTTGAATCTTAGGGGTTCAAGTCTTATATATAATAGTGATGATGCCAAAAGGGTCATCCTAATATAAATTAATCTTGCTTAATAAAGGAGATATAAAATGACAAACTTAAGCACACTTAGAAATGCTATTCAGCAATTCGACACAAATTTATTCACACCTTATGCAGTTGGTTTCGATAGGACGTTTGATCGACTATTCGATTATGCAACCCATCAAGCAACTTCAACAGGTTTCCCCCCATACAATATCGTAAAGGATGGTGACTATAACTATACTATTGAGATGGCACTTGCTGGGTATTCTAAAAAGGATATCGAAGTGGAAGTAGCCGAAGGTGTACTTACTGTAAAATCTATCAAAGATGTTACCGATGGTGACGAGGGTAAAATTTATAGTGGTATCGCAAGTAGACAGTTCACACGAAAGTTTACTATATCTGATGATGTCGTTGTGAAAGATGGTGAGTTGAAGGATGGTATGCTTCGTATCACACTTGAAAGAGTAATCCCAGAGGAGAAAAAACCTCGTATGATTAACATCAAGTAATTTTATATTTTTAGAAAAGGGGTCTTGACAACAGACCCCTTTTTATGTTACAGTAGTTCTTATAAGTATTAGAACGATTCGTTTGAAGGAGAATTTTTTATGGTAGAAGTTACACACAGAGAAAAAACAGAAGAAGAAGAAAAGGTTATTGAAGAAGTTAGAAAAACTGGAAAAAATTGGATGGGTGAAACATCAATGGATGAAGTTGAAAAACCAGAACCAGCAGAGAGTGAGAGAGTTAATTTAAAAATTAATCAAATACCAGCGATAACATTTCTAGAGGGTAACTTACCCAGAACTATGTTAGATGAACTCAATGCACACGTTGATGAACACAGAGAAAAGATGTCAGACTATTCTGGTAATCTAGTTGGTCAAATTAAACAAACAGCAAAATCACAACAACTATCATTAGATAGAGAACATCCTACAGTTCAAGGTCTTATGAACTTATTAGGAAGTGCTGGTCGTGCATTTCTGAAAAGTTATGCTGGTCAGATACCACTAGATGGTGGTGCAGATGCATTTGATAAAGCACCTGTTGATTGTTTTTCTATGTGGACAGTTCACAGTTATGAGGGTGACTATAATCCACTACATGACCATGATGTTTCCTACGACCAGAAATGCATGGCGTTCTCAATTATACTTTACTGCGTGGTGCCTGACCAAATTGCAAAACTAGGTGATAATAAAAAACTACATTCAAATGGTGGTGCAACTGATGGTTGTACATATTTCACTTGGGGTACAAATACTGGTGCAGACCATTTAGTTCTCAAACCAAAAACAGATAGATATGTTGTTCCAGAAGAGGGTAAGTTCTTAATCTTTCCATCTTGGTTAAATCATAGTGTTGCACCATTCTATGGAGCTGGTGAGAGAAGAACACTATCTGCAAACTTTAGAGTACCATTCGGAGCATCTGCAAAAGATAAAAGTAGTGGTGACTTACATTTTAAAAATATGTTTGAAAGAGAAAAAGAACCAGAGATAACTGCTGATACCGATATAAATGATATCATCTAATATGGAAGAAAAACAATTTGAAGTTTCTTTCGATATGCGAAACAAACTCGCATTGCAGATGTTACACGTTACTTTACCACCAGACTTTGTTGATAAGATAAACAATTTCATTGATGGTAAAATAGAAAACCTAGATGTGATACGTCAGAACGCAGACTCGAAACATCCACCAGGCATAGATTTAGATATTGGTTTGACAGAGGATAATCAAGATGTAAAACTTTTGAAGTCTACACTTGATACTGTCTGTGGAGAGTATCTAAGACAAATAGGTCATGGAGATAGTCACGTTGATGTTTTTGAGTCATGGTCTATCTTGAGTTATGCTGGAGATTACAATCCACTACACGATCATGGTGTTGCAACTCCTGCTGGTCTTTCTATGATATTGTATCTAAAAGTACCAGAGTGTGTAAGAGAACTACCAGACCCAGATGACATAAGTATGAATTATTGGTCAAATGATAATTATGGAAGTATAGATGGTTTTACATATTTTTCGTGGGAACACAGAAATCAAGATATGTTAAAAAAGTTATATCCAGTTGGTGAAGAGTATTTCAAACCAAAGGTAGGAAGTCTGTTGATATTTCCTAATTGGTTGAAACACGCAGTAATGCCTTTTTATGGTCATGGTGAAAGACGAATAATATCTGCAAATGCAAATGTCATACCACCAGAGATGTTTGATTGGAAGAATAAATCAGATGAAGAAAGACAACAAGTGATTAAAGATTTACGAAGTGTTAAAACTAAAAGATAAAGAGAGTTAATTATGGAATCAAATTATGAAGTAAAAACACAATTGCGTAGTAAGGCTGCTTTACATATGTTTAGAGTAGACCTACCAGACGATTTTGTTACTAAGATAAACAAATATATTGACGAGAAACTAATACCTAAAGACGAGAACTATGGTAAAGTAAAAGGTAATGCAGAACTCCAACACAGTTATGCTAAAGGTCTTGTGGGTCAGATACGTCAAGATGAAAGGTCTGCACAACTTGATTGTGATGTTTTAAATTACTCTGATGAAGATGCAAAACTTCTTAAATCTACACTTGATGCATCATCAAAAGAATATCTACGTCAGATAGGTCATGCTGATAGTATTGCAGATACATTTGAAGCATGGACAGTTCATAGTTTTTCTGGTGACTATAATCCACTACACGATCATGGTGTGTTAACGCCTGGTGGTTTATCTATGATATTATATCTACAAGTTCCAGAGTGTATATCTGAACTTCCAGACCCAGATGATAAGGGTGGAAATATTTGGTTTAACGATAGTAGTGGTGAGGTAGATGGATTTACATATTTTATTTGGGATATGAGAAATCAAGATATGTTAAGGAAGTTACACCCTGTTGCAGAAGAATACTTTAAACCAAAAGTTGGAACATTACTAATATTTCCCAATTGGTTGAAACACGCAGTGATGCCATTTTATGGTGAAGGTGAAAGAAGAACTCTAGCTGCAAATGCAAATATTGTTTCTCCAGATATGTTCAATTGGAAAGATGCATCTGAAGAGGAAAGACAAAAAATACTACACACAATCAGAGGTAGTAGATATCGTTATGGTGGAGGTGGAGGAGGCCTTGGTGAGAAAAGAGATTGAATACAAATACAATGAAGACAATATCCTAACCGAATTAAAAGAATATATTGACAACACATATGGTCAACACTATAGTCACAAGAACTTTCAGGCGACTGAGTTTGTGATTGATAGTGGACATGGTGAGGGTTTCTGTATCGGTAACATAATGAAGTATGCACAACGATATGGAAAAAAGAATGGTAAGGACAGAAAAGACTTGTTAAAAGTAATTCACTATGGTATAATGGCGTTATACAACCATGACCTTGATAATGGTGATAAAGAATTG